AGGAAGCCATTTGTTTCTTAACAATGCCCATTCATTTACTATGGCTTCAAAGTCACAAACTTCATCTTCACCATCAACATATTTTTCAACATCTCTAGATGAAAGTGCTCTTTGATAATTTTCTAAATAAATTTTGTAATGTTTTGTTCTTAATTTACGCAGTTCTCTATTCAAATGGTTAAGCACGGCTTCAATTTCTTGTAATTGTGCAAACCTTGTTTCAACAATACCAGGCAGTGTTGATGCCGCCTTTTCAAGTTTGCCATAAAGTTTTACTTCACTTTTTGCTTGTGCAAGTTCCGTTTCATAATATTGAATTGCAGAAGGAATGTTTGCAAGTGATCTTACAATTTCAGAGAACCAATTAGTATTCGCCATCTTCTTCATCATCGTGATAGTCTACATACTCTTCTAAAACTTCATCAACAGCATCTGCCAGTGGACCATCTCCGACTTCATTTTGCAGATCTCTTAATGTTGTTTCTTCAACTCCTTGTTCGATGAGAAAGTTGACCAGTCTTACAGCCACTTCGGGTTTGTCTTTTGGAATCTTCTTTTCAAAGATATCCCAAAGTTCTGCTAATACTATTGCGTCTACTGAGTCCAAAATTATTCTCCTTCAACCTCGTCGACAGTACTTACCTCTTCAACAGGAATTTCCTGTGGTGTAATATTGCTTATTTCTTGCATTATTATTTCTAATTTTTCACCTGTCCATGCTTTTCTATATTCAAGATGTTCTTTGCCTTGTGAATCAATATACTTTAATCTGTTACCTGATTTTGTTAACAATCCTTTTTTCTCAAACAAGTCAACCAATCCACTGTATGGATCCATGCCTGTCTCATATGGAATTTTTATTTGTACACCTTCAAAAGGTTTTGCGTATCTTGTTTTCATAACTTTACATGCCGCTCTGATACCACGCACATCAGTAACTTTGTTGCCATCTTCATCTTCTTTTAGTTTGAGTTTCTTCATTGCTATTACTATTGATGATGCATAGATAAATCCTTGCCCACCTGATATCTTATCATCAGGATCAAACATGTCCTGTGATGCGTATGTATGATTGGTTGCTAACATGCCAATATTGTGTGAACCAAACATGTTTACACAGTTTCTTACCAGTGCAGTCAGTGCCTTAGGCTTTCTACCTAAATCACCTTTCATTTCACCCTTGTCAAACTGATCAACATCAGTTGGTGTCAACAACATGCCTAGTGAATCAATTACAAACAGTATCTTTGGTTTGTCTTCAACATCTTCACCATAATCTGCTCTGTATTGTTTCATAAAAGTTGATATTGTTTTTGCAACGTCATCAATCATGCTGATGCTAAGACGCATCAATTTTTCAGGAGCAGTATCTACGTTCAGTGCCTGTAACCATTTTTCATCTAGTGCATTCTCAGAATCAATTTACACAACAAATATACCTTGTTGCTGTGCTTGTCTTACTACATTGCCTGATGCAATAAAAGATTTGCCTGAACCTGACTCGCCTGCTAATACAGTTACTTTGCCTAATGGCACGCCTTTGTAAAAATCACCAGATATCAAATAGTTCAATGCATGATTGCCTGTTGAAATCCAGTCTGTAGGATCATTGAATCCTATGCCCAAACCATCAATGGATTTGGTTATGTCTTTGCGAAATTTTGATATATCAAATGCTTTAACCATGTCTTACTCCTAACTTAATTTTAAATGTTTTATATATTTTGTCAATCATTGATCAATATCTCAGTTATTTGACTTGTATGTGACAACACCTTGTTGTCAAAATTTTGTGAATATTTTCCAACTGGAAATTCTCCTATGCCTAGTTGTTTATTGTATGGGTCTATGTTGTTATCAATCATCCACTGTTTGAATTCTGGTGCAAACACATGACCAGTCATACTTTCATTTGGCTCAATATCTAAACCAAGATAGTGGTTATTTTTTAGTCTTGCATATTCTATTGGCAAGTTGTCTTCATGTATGTCTCTGTAGTCTTTGCCAACTTCATTGTAACTCAAATAAACTGTCCAAGGTTTATATTCAAATTCGATGCATTCATAATCTTCATCAGTAAATTTAATTCTATCAACACATTCCTTTGGATTTTTGCTCCACAACATCATCCATTCTTTTTCAAACGGATATTGTTCCAATAGATGCACTCCCCAATTCACACGTCTTACCGCTTCTTTAATTTTGGTTGGAGCAACCAACATCAGTTTAGATGGATTGTCATACTCACCATTTAATTTTTCAAATATTGTGTGCAGTTGATTTCTCCAAATGGCGTCATCCCAATAAATTTTTTTGATGTCAATAACGTCTTGTTTCAGATATTTGTTGATATCGTCAAAGGCTTCTAGCATTATGTTTTGTATTTGATCTTTTTCTAAATATTTGCTAAAACTTTCTCCATCATCTGTCATAATACCTTTTGAACCAATTTCTCTTTTTAGCATGGCACCATATTTGTTACCAATTGGTGTGTCAAAACACTCAATATTCACTGTATGAGTGTCATCAATTATGATTGTAATTTCTGCTGTCATTTTGTATAGTGCGTAGTTGCCTACGCACTATTACTTTATGATTATTTTTGCTGTCTAGCACGAATCATTGCCAATATGTCTTCTGCCTTGTTATCAGTAGAAGCCTGTGTTGGTGCTGGTTGCGGTGCTGGTGCAGTTGCCACTGGTTCTGGCGTTGGTGCTGGAGCAGGTTCAGGAGCAGGTTGTGTTGCCACTGGTGCCACTGTTGCCTCCATTGCCGGTGCCGGTTGTGGTGTTGCAGTTGCGTTCACAGGATCACCTGTTCTTTGTGCCATGCCTGCTGGACGAAAGTATTGACTCCATTTTTCTGCATCATATGGTTGTCCATCTACAGATGCTTCAAACATTTCTTTCATCACTTTTTGTTCAACTTCAGATGGTTTCTTTGGAAGGAAATCATTCAAATTAAACAAGCCATGTGTATCAATTGCTTGTTTTTGTTCTGGCGTCAGTGCAGATTCTCTTCTTGACCATTTCGATGTTGAATAGTCTGCATATCCACCTTTGCTTGACTTGTTTATTCTAAAGTCAACACCAGCATCATAATCAGTTGGCAAATTTTCCATTTCTGGATCAAGTAATGCACCTTTGATTATGTTGAATATTTGTGGACCAATTATAAAACGTCTAATTGGATTTTCTGGAGTAGTGTCTTCTTGCAATGGTGATTCATTGACAAAACCTTGGAAAATGTAAGAACGTTTTTTCCAATATTTTCTACCCATGTCTTCTAACGACTTATCTTTGAACCAGCCTCTTACTTCTGCAAGTATTGAACATGGTTCACCCCACATCTCCATACAAGGAACTTGTACTTGTACAGATCCAGTTGATTCACCTTTTACAGAGTTGAAAGGTAATTTGATCATTGCCCTTTCGGCCCAAAAGAATGTGTTGTTTGGATCTTTGTCTGGTAAGAAACGTATTACTGCTTCAGTACCTTCTGCTATATTCCAATGTGGGTAAATTGCGTTGTCGCCTATTGGACCTCCTGATGAAGTCTTGGCGTCTTGTGCCTTTAGTTTAGCACGAATTTCTGCTAATGTTGCCATAAAATGCCTCCTTATGTTGCCTGTTTAGCCTATTAATAATATATTACTATACTATATTGTAATTATGCAGTCAATGATTTTATTGTTGAGGAGTCCAAGGATTTTTGGCAACTTCTTCAGTTACCCATTTGTCCAAGAATTGCACCAATATTGTTGGTGTGCTACAATCTATGGTGTCTATGTCTTCTTCCAGTTGCACTGCTAACATGCATTCTTTTTTTGGCAATTCATAATATTTTTTGTTTTGGCAGACAATCACAGTGTCTTTTTTGTCTTCAACCATTAAGCCACACACTTTGTTTGATTCATGCACAATGTGATCACCTACTTCAAATCTGTATGTGTTGTCAATTTGGTCAGATCTTATTTTGTCAAATCCACCTGTGACAGTATCCCAGTCAAATTCTTCAGTTTTTACTTTTTTTTTGGTTTTTTAAAAAATGGCTCTTTTGCGTCTTTTGGTTTGTCGTATGTTTTTACGCCAATTTTTGAATCTCTGTCTGTTTTAGTTGGCTTTGGATTCATGCCTACTGCCATCATAGAATATTCGTCTGTCTTCTTTTTGTTGTATTTGTCTTTGATCTTGCCAATTTCTTCGGCACTTGCACCTGACCCTGCCGCACTTTGTATTTTCTTCATGCCGTCTTTGCCATACTTTTTGACACCAGCACGATACATTATGCCGCTTTCACTCATCTCTGCTGAACGCATAAACATTTGTGCATACTTTTTAATGATTGGTCTTGCATCTGCTTCAGGACCTTTGGTTTGTGATAGATCATATAAATCATCCATCAAACTGTCATCACCTATGTGATCATAAACTATGCCCTGTGCATTGTCACCATCTACGCCTACTGGAATTGGCTCTTTCATAAGTTTTGCAATGTCTCTAAAATCTTCTGCTGTCTTTGGTGCTTTCCATGTGCCTTCTGTTGTTGTGTCGTATTCTTTTACTACGTTGTTGGCCCACTTTTCGAATGAATCTTCACCTTTGTATTTCTTTTTATATCCAAGGTCTTTTTTGCCTACTTCTTGTCCTTTGATGTTTTTGTATTTTTTAAGTTCTTGTGGATCTATTCTTACTTGATCTTTGTATTTTGGATCTGCCTTCATTTTCTTAAGGTCATCTATGTATTTTTTAACAAGTTGAATTGCAGTCTTTTTTAATTCTCCATATCCTTTTGGTGGAGTAACAAATAATTCACCTTGTTGTTGTATTTCTGAGTCCATATCTGCCGCAAAGTTGTTCAGTCTCATTGCTTCATCATCTTGTGGAAGATATCTTGTAGCAATGTCTCTAAGTATACTTGCAATCATGATATTTTTGTCTTTGAATTTAGTTTTTGCTAACATGTTGTCAGCGGCATCGTTTGGTTTTAGTATTAATTTGTTTCCACCTGCTAACCAACTGTCCACGTATGCTTTATTCTTTTGTGCAGAAGTAGTTTCATCAGCACCTGGTGCCATTGCATCTTTGTCTGCTTCTTTCACTGCTTGGTGCACAATAGGAAGTGCATCTAACACTTTTTCATCAAAACTTTTTTTAGTAAGTTGGTCTTTATATTTTTCAACTTCTTGTTCTGTCATTTCAACTGGTGTGCTTGGTTTGTAATTTGCCTTTATTTCAGCATATCCTTTTTGTGTTGCTAATCTGTGAATGTTTGTGTGTATTGTGTGTATTTTTTCTTGTGTAACTTCTGCCAATCTGTTGTTTGCTGTGTTCAGCAAATCTTTGTTGTTGATATATCTACTGAATTCTCTTAATTTCAACAGTTGGAAACTTTGTTCTTGAATGTACTTGCCAAATTCATCATATGGATATCCACCATTTGCAACATGGCGTGCCATTGCTCTTGCACCTTTAAGATGTATGATTGGATACTTGAATCTTTCACCTTCTTCACTTTGTACAAATATTGATTTAATGTGTCTTGATCTTGCACCTTGTTGTGTTTCGTCTACTGGCTTGGAATGTTTGATTATAACCTTTGCAGTTTGCATTGGATGATATGATGTTTTACTGGTGCCCCACATACGTCTACTTTCTGCTATTTTATTTTGTGCAAGATATTTATAGTCTTTTTTCTCCAAGTTTGACTTGCTAATATCACGCACATCAAAGCCTAAATTTCTTGCC